TTCCTTTGATGAAAAGAACACCTATATCTATAAAGGAATACGGGGCTGCGTGACGTGTCGAAGCGAGTCGGCTAAGAAACTGGCAAATAAAATTATGAACGATATGACTCTTCGTCTTGCCCGGAATAAAAAGGCAAGAGAAAGAAGAAACTCGGCAAATGCCAGAGGACCATATCGTCTTCATATTTGACTCACAATGATGTTGGCTGAAATCCCCTGCGCGACCTGATAGTAGTCGAGCGTAATGTCCGTTGTTCCCGAGGGCGATGCTGAAAGTCCGGTATGCAGGGATGTGATCGAAAACTGCGGCGTCACAAGCGAAGGCATCACCGATTGAGCGACGGAATAGAACGAAGAATAAGTTACTGTTTCTCCGATTTGAAGGCTATTGAGATACAGCACAATTGCAGCCTGTACTGCCGTCAAGACAGCGCTCGTGTATCCAGCCAGTCCATGAATGACTATCGTCGCGTAGATTGGCGCGTATGTCGGGCGCTGGAATCCGATGGTAGTAATGGTTCCGGTATTGGGATCAGTCACGGGAACGCTGGTTGAGCCCGCGGTTGAATCGGGATTCGTGTAAACTCCGAGACCGCGCTTCTGGTAGATTGCCGTTGCGACTGCCAGATTTGAGCCGCCTTCTACAACCATTGAAATCGAGTGTGGGGGATTGCCCCAGAAGTCGATAGATCCAGTTGGATTCTCAATGGAGCTTCCGGGACCGGAATCGGGTGTCGGCGTGCCGGTAGCGTACCGCGTGACGCCAGGGACGGCTGCAATGGCTGCGATGGTCGAAGCAAGGCGTGTAAGGGCTGGAGAGGCCACGGAGAGAGCCTGTCGCGCCCTGAGTTCGGAATCGCTCTCAGTGGGCAAGCCTGGAAGCGCTGGAGATGGATTTGTAGCGCCTGCCTAGCCCGCTGTGGCGCCTCCTGAGATCGTGTTGATCGCTCCTACGCTGGCCTGTATCGGCCCCGCCGTCTGGCAGATAATGCCCACCGTGACGCTTCCACCGCTCGGAATAGTTACACTGATAGGAAGCGCCCAGACGTATCCCTGAGTATCGGTCACTTGGCCGAGATTGATGACCGTTCCGCCAGCTCCGGTCACAGTCAATGGCGCTGTGGAATACGAGGCCGGCAACCGCGCAATGCCGTTCATCTTCACGATGCTGTCAAGATCGGCCCCAATTGCAGTTGATGGAGACCGGGCGTTATAGGCCAACTGTGAAGCGAGATTCGAGTCATAGCATTTCAGGGCGAAGATGGAGATTTCCTGGTATTTGGCCGTATCTGTTCCCAAATAAACAACTTGTGGATAAATGGCCTGATATCCGGAGATGAGGCTATTGATGATCGACTGATAGGAAGGAATGACGAGGCCCGCTGTTGGGGAGATGAAAGGCGCGATATAGGCAGGTACGGGCATTATGGCGTCACCTGGGCGCTCGATCCTGGAGCGTTCGTTACGACAAGATTACCAAAGCTCGTTTGAACAGTCGCCGTGAAGGTTGACGCCATCGTTGCCGTATTGAGAGAAAAGTTAAAATTGAGAATTTTGGTCACATAGGGACAGCCGAGAATTGTCTGCTGAATGATGAGCATGACACCGGCCTGATTTGCAGGCGCACCCGAGGAGCCAATGAGCGACTGGAAGAGAGGAAATCCAATGACTAGATTCTCCCACCATTCTGAAAGCAATAATCTTAATGTAGTATAAATTATCTGAGCAACAGCATCCAAGTCTGTCAAGAAAACTGGGCCATTTTCGCCTTCGATAGGATCATTTGTGGGTTGGCTGTTCTGTTGCACCATAATTGTAGGAGTTGCCATCATGCCCACCTTTCCGATACTATAAAGATATGCCTGCTGGAATTTACCATCGCAAGATTCGACCTGTAGTGATTCCCATTGGTCCATCGATCGCTTATGTACCTTTGACTCATGGACTTTATGCCCTCATCGATACCAACGATGCAGAGCGCGTTGGAATCTTCAATTGGCATGCTAGATGGGACAAGAGCTCTCGTGCTTTTTATGCGTGGACCACAGGCCGTAAACTTCCTTATCAAGCCGTCTCTATGCATCGATTTATTCTTGGCGAAGGGAAAGAGGGTGAAACTCCGGATCACAGAAAAGTAGAAGCCACGTTGGATAATCGACGTTGCAATCTTCGATTCGCGGATCATGCGCAACAGAACTGCAATCGACGCATTCATTCGAACAATAAAAGCGGGTATAAAGGAGTTTTCTGGCACAATCGAGATCGCGCTTGGATTGCAAAAATAACACTTCATGGTCGTCTTCAATGGAGTGGGCGATTCAATGACCCTCTTTCTGCGTACAACGCTCGCTGCGAAGAGGTACGAAGATTGCATGGAGAATTCGCACGCATCGCCTAATTTCGGCTGCGAATTCTGCTGAACGAGAATGATTGGTGCAGTGCTCATTCAGCCTCCAAAATAGTGCTGATACTGTCGGTTGGAGGATCTGGACCCGAAAATTGAACAGTGGTTGATTTTCCCGATTCATCCACGAAGATAATTTGCCCGGTTATCGTTCTAGCGTTGAAAGAGTTGATTACGCATTGCGCCGAGACCACTCCCGAGACGGTGAGCGCGGCTTGAACGATGTATTGAATAACCAAAGCGGTTGGGGGAAGCTTGCCGAGAATTTTCGTCCAATAAGGAATGCCGCGCGTAGTATCGTACCAAAGCTCAGCGAGAAACAACTTTACTGCGCTCGCCATATCCTGAGCCAAGGCATAGGGAGGGGAAACCATAGCGATGTTACGGCTTGAATCCATGATGAGATCCCAAGCCGTTTGATCTAACGCGAGCGTATTGAACATCGGAGCGGTACTCATACAGTAACCAGTTTACCCTTAATCCTTTTGGCAAGCGATAAGTTTATAAAATGCCGGAACCCCTGAGACAACGGAGGGGGAATTCGTCCCCGTGGGAGTCACCGTGGATGTGCCTATGCTCACCGTCCCCGTGGGAGTCACTGTGGACGTACCAATGCTCACCGTACCCGTGGGTGTCACCGTATGGGTATGAGTTGCGAGCGCGGAGCCCGTGAAGGCGGGAGCCGAATTGGTACCCGTGGGTGTCACCGTATGGGTATGAGTTGCGAGCGCGGAGCCCGTGAAGGCTTCGGCGGGAACCGTAATATTGGGAGCCGTGGCTTTACAGGCATTGGTTGATCCGGTCCCGGCCGCAATGTTCGTGGCCGCGCAATTACCCGTGGTTGCCGTCGCTCCGTTAGTTCCCGCCGGGGTTCCTCCGCTTGTTGCACTGGTGGTATCTAATGAGCCGGTAAAAGTAGGAGCTGCTACGGTTCCCGCCGGGGTTCCTCCGCTTGTTGCACTGGTGGTATCTAATGAGCCGGTAAAAGTAATACTTCCGAAGCTCACGCTATCGCTCGCGCCCGCGAAGCTAATAATTCCGAAGCTCACGCTATCGCTCGCGCCCGCGAAGCTCTGAGCCGCAGCGCTAAGAGTGGATGCCCCGTAGCCCCCTACGTCTGCATTTGCGGTTGAGGTTATGAGCGGATTGTATCCTGTAAGCGCGTCATTTTCTGACCATCCTGACGGGCAAGATCCCGAAGCAATGAAGGCAATCATGCCGCTTGGAATCGTACTGACGCAAGTGTTAGTTGAAGGGGAATAGACCGTTCCTGTCCCACAACTCGGCCATCGAATATCGGTTGCCGGATTGACACTTTGGGCAACCAAAGGAACAGCTAAAAAGAATAACAAACTAACTCGCGTAAATTTCATGGGTATCTCCAGATTGCGGCGGAGTTATGCCAACTTCGTAGCTCAAAGTCGATCCACTGATCGAATAATAGACTCCGTAAATTCTTTTAATCCCGTTTACGAAATAAAAGGAATCGGCGGGATTTGCCGGCGCGAAGGGGGAAGAATTTCCGATTACATAAGAACTACCGCCATTCGGAGCAATGAGGGTTTGAGATCCTACAGCAAAGCTAGGGCCGGCCGGCCCCGTGGCTCCCGTGGCTCCCGTGGCTCCATTCGTCCCATTGGTACCCGCCGCGCCCGTGGCTCCTGTTGGCCCTGTTGGCCCTGTTGGCCCTGTTGGCCCTGTTGGCCCTGTTGGCCCTGTTGGCCCTGGGGGGCCGGGAGATCCGCCGCCCGCTAAGGGTTCTCCGTTTAGAGTTGCGCTTGTCGGGGCCACTATTGCAAGATTGCCGCCGGGAGAAAGTTCAATAGAACCGCCGCCGGCTGCCGCGATGGTTGCTACTCCCTCGGCTGTTATCCCGAGCGAAGCACCGCCCGGTGCCCTCATGGTGATTCCTGCCTCTGCCATGTCGATGACCACCGTACCGTCATCGGAGCAGATCTGCATACTCGTAGTCGAATAATTCTGAAGCGCGCGAGGATTTGAACGCAGGCCGAAGATCGCAACCCCATCGCCAATGTCATGCCGATAGAGCGCACCATCGGGTTGTTTCTGAACACCGCCGTTCTGCCACCACATGTCAAAGGCCATATCTGCGAAGATCACCAGACATTCATCGCCGATCGCAATCGGGAAGGTCAGATTCCATCCTCCCGCGCTCGGAAATACGAACGGCACATCATCGAGGATTGGCAGCGTGGTCAGTGTTGGAATTGCCTTCACTCGCAAGACTTCCTGCACCGATGGCTGTACAGATACGGTTTGGAGATCAGCATTGAATGGATCGCCATTCTGATTCGTAACCACAATTCCGGGAATCGCTACCCGCAGATCGCATTCAAACTGATGCAATGCCAGCCGAATCGGGGCAGACTTGATGGAAAGCCTGTCCTGAACCGATACAAGACCTTTGAGTTGAGAGCTAGTTCCCATAGGGTGCTCTCCTATCGAGTTCCGGACCGCTTGGACTTGTTGCATCGTACACATACGCCGCACGGCCGCCGATGCTTGTGAAGGCAATAATTTCGGTCTCCCATTGATTGCCGCGTGAGTCGCCACGGTGTTGCAAACCGTTCACGAGATAAAGCCCATTGGGATCGAGAATCGGCCTGTATCCTGGAGGCGTGAATTCAAATTGCCGGATGATCGAGCTGGCAATATTGACCTGCATCGGCGGAACGCTCACGCGCAAGCGAGGATCGAGCGCCACGATGAAGTTCACGCCATCCTGTGTTTGCTGCGGAACGCCGTAGATTCCGGTGGTCGATGTATATGTGATGGTCGATACAGCATCGGCATCGCTCATTGTGCTAACCGAGAGTCCGTCTGATCCGTACCATGATTGCAGATTGTTCGCAGCCGCTACTGCATCGATGTACTTGTGCGGATCACCAAAGAAAGGCCTTGCCCTTGGGAGCTGCGATTGCGCAGTGGGCATCGAATTCAGCGTGTCAGTGGAACCCGAATTGATCGCAATTGGATTCTGCGCTCCTGCACACATCTTGGAGATCAACGCCATCTGCGTCATGTTCGCATTGCCGCGGAACTGCGCAAAGTTCGCGATCGTCTCCTTGATGCCCGTGTAGCACATCAGCGTAACCTTGGAATCGATCACGTCCGGACGCTCATAGAGCGCCTGATAAACTTCGCCGGCAAAGATGATGCCGAACGATCCTGTCTGAAATCCCGCCGAGAGAACGACCGTCGATCCCTGACCAGTGATGAACTGCTGCGCCTGATCGACTCCCAAGTTGTAAATCTCGATCTTCGCAGTCCAGAATGTTGCGTGCGAGGAATAGCCCGGAAGATTGACCTCGAACAGGAGGCGCATAGGTTCTGGAATGAAGCCTGTCGATGCGAGTGTCGCCTGTGTGGAATTCCCCGTATCATCCGGAGGACTTGTCACGACAAGCGACCATTGGCGCCCCATGTTGGGAATCTGCGAAATCGGATTGTAGGGATTCGCGCTCATGCGTTGTCATCCCAAAGAAGCAGAAAGTTATTCCCTAAATCGTTTGCGCCTGGATAATCGTTCGAGACTTGGCCTAGATTGATGATGTACGCGCTGCCGATATTCAGGTATCCGTATTGCGCCAGCAGATTCGATGCTGGCCAGCTTCCCGTAATCATCGGAACTGAAGAGAGAAGAAGATTTCCCCCTGCATCAAAGATGCTCATAATCCAGTATTGGGCCATTTCGCTGAACATAATAAACAGACCAAGGCGCAGCACTGATCCATTGACATTCAGTGCGACGTTCAGCGTTTGGTTTGGCGCATTCGTCAATGGAACGATCTGGCTCATGGTTGCGGCAGACCTCCAGTATTGTTGCTAGACCAGTTTCCTGCACCGATCACGTTCCCTTCTACCGCCTGAATTGCTTCGGACGATAGAACATCAGTGGCTGTCGAAGACAATCCGTTCTGGGCCTGTACTCCGGAGGGAA